ACAGATAGCAAACTATTCAGAAAGTTTTATGAAGAACATACACCAGGTTATATAAATGAAATAGCAGTAAGTTGTCCATCATGCAATGTTGTCAGAAACAGCAAAATGGACATAAATACTGATATATTTGCTATAAGACCAGAAAGTAAAATGAACATACACAGCGAGATATTTGATCTTTGTTATTATAGCAATGGTGCATTTACTCAAGAAGGTGTATATAAAATGCCAACAATGTTGAGGGCTTTTTATATCAAAAAGTTGGTGGATGCCAAGAAAGCAGAAGCAGATGCCAACAAATCGGCCAGTGAAGGAAGCAAACAACCCAGCAAGATAGCACGTCCTCCAACAGCAAAAAAGTAGCCAAAAGTGATATTTATAATATAACACCAACAAACTTTATATAAATGGCTGACGAACTTGATAAAGAGACGAAAAGGATGATCGACTTCAGTAAGAAGTATAAAGAGTCTATGTCCGAATCTACCGATTTGGCATCGCAGATGTTGCAGACGTTTAAAGATATAAATGGAATATTGGATAAAAATACAAAAAATATAGATAAGTCGAGAAGCTTTCAAAAAGAAATTTTGTCTGATGCAAAGGCTAGGGGGATGATAGAGAATCGAACAAATTCAGATATAGAAGATGCGGAAAAAGAAATATTAAAGTTGAAAATGGCAAAATATGATTCCGATTTAAACTCCAAATTTGTGGGAGAAAAAACAATTGAACTTCAAAAAGAAGTGATTGGACTGCAAGAAAGAGAAAATAATCTTATTGAAACTCATAAGGTAATGACCGAAAACTTGCTTAATATTCAAGAAAAAATACTCAAGGTTGAAAATGAAAAACAAAAAATAAATGCCACTATCATGGAAAGGCAACAGGCATTGACAAAAGTAATATTGACACAGAAGGCAAATGAAGATGCGATGAGCGCCAATGCCAATAAACAAGAATCTATAAAGAGTAAACTTCTTGCTGTAGAAAAAGAAATCTCTGATGCACAGTCCGGTGGACTTGGTTATTCTCACGAGTATGAAGTTTTATTAAAGAAACAAGAATATTTTAAAAATAAAATAACTGGATTGGAAAAAATAGGAAATGGGTATACGGAAGATAAATTAAGACTTGAGTCTCGGCGCGAAAAAATTGAAGACGATGTTGGCAGACTCATGGACGAGGAGTTGGGAATAGAAGAATCGCTGATTTCGCTAAAACGCGAAGAAGCTGGATTGTCGGACGAGATGAAAAATACTTGGAGCGATGTCTTAGAACTACAATCGCAAAGATTGAATCTTGAAGGTGAGATTAATAACATGCGTAAAAATGGATTGAGCGATAAAGAAATAGACGCAATGATTCAGAAGAAAGAACTACAAATCACACAGAATCAAGAAGCAGCAAAGATGGCAAAACAACAAGCTGGGTTTCTTGCATACATGGAAGATACGGCAGCTTCTTCAGGTGGACTCCTTGGAAATCTTGGAGGAATGCTTAACAAAGGTAAAAGCATTGCTAATTCATTCAAAACGATTCCGGGTCCATTCATAGTACTCAAGCTATTATTGGAAGCTAGTTTGGATCGTTTTGAAAAATTAGATAAAGCCGCCGAAGATTTTAGAAAAGAAACTGGATTTTCAATTAACCAGATGGTACAATTGCGTTCTGACGCAGAATCCGTCAATAGACAATTCCAAGATATGGGTGTTGGTATAAAAGAAGCATATACATCAGCAAAAGCATTAACGGATGTATTTGGAAGAACTTCGTTAATAACAAAAGAAACGCTTGGTAATGTTGCATTGTTGTCAGCAAACCTTGGTGTGGCAGAAGCAGATTCTGCAAATGTGTTGGCTAATTTCCAAGGACTGGGAAAAGCCACGCAAGAAGCCGCAATGAATGTGATCAAGGTTGGTGCTGGTATATCTGAAAAGGCGGGCGTTCCATTTAAATTGGTGATGAATGATATTGCCAATGCATCTGAACAAACTACCGCAATGTTGGGTTCAAATCCAAGCAAACTCATGAAATCCGCAATTGCAGCAAGAGCATTGGGAACGGACATGAACAAGATTGTGGCATCTCAAAGAAAGTTGTTGGATTATAGTTCTAGCATAAACGATGAATTGGAGTTGAGTGCCTTACTCGGCAAGAGCGTTTCTTTCCAAAAAGCACGACAGTTGGCGTATGACGGAGACATTGCCGGTGCTGCTAAAGCAACGCTCGATACTGTAAAAAAAGCTGGCGATTTTGAAAAAATGAGCGTATATCAACGCGAGGCATTGGCCAAAGCATCTGGAATGGAACTCAAAGACCTTTCAAAGATGATTGCCGTTGAAAAGCAAAGAGATGCTATATTACTAGGCGGGGATCAAGCGGCAAAAGATAAACTATTAGCACAAGAAGCCGAGTTGGAAAACTTAAAAAATATGGCATCTCTTGATGATGCCAACTTGGTAAAACAAAATGAAAAAGTACTGATGCAACAAAAAATGCAAGGAATGATGAGTAACTTTGCAAACACGTTCCAATCACTTTTGGTTTCATTGGCAGACATTCTTGAACCGGTCGTTCGAGTGGTTGCAATGATACTTTTACCAGCATTTAAAATAGTGTCAGCTTTGATACGCGGAATGTTGAAACCAATACTAAACATTGGACAGGCTTTGATGGGAAATGCAGAAAATACAAAGAAATTTGCAGCTTTTGCAGAAAAAGTATCGGCTGTTATGGTGACTGTATATGATTGGTCCGAAAAAATTGGAGAGGTGATTGGAGAAATTTTCTTGGCACTAAACAGAGTTACTGGTATTGCTAGATTATTTGGAAGCAACTTTGACGCAGTTGCATCAACCGCAAAACTTATTTCGTCACTTGCCACATCAATAGCATCCAATTTTGGATTTTTAAAAACAATATTTCAATCGGTGGTACCGTTTGTGGAATTTATTGCATCCGGATTCTCCAGAGTTTATAATTTATTTAAGCCATTAATTTCTATGGCAAGCAACTTTTTTGGAGTTGCTTCTAAAGGAGCATCATTTGTTGGTCCTTTTGTTAAAGTTTTTGGTACGATTGCGAAGCTTGCGGGTCCAATTGGATTGATAATAAACGCAGTTCAAGTGGTAGTTGATCTTGTAGGTCAATTCATGGACATATGGTCAAGTGATGATATGGATATTGGAGAAAAAATACTAAAATCGTTCGTCGCAATACCAAAAGCATTGTATAATGTGTTGGTGCAACCGTTCATAGATATGGCGGCATGGCTTTTAAATTGGATGTGGCCAGGAGTTGGTGACAGTATGCTGAAGGGAATTAAGTCTGTGGGGGATGCTATATTTGGGGTGTTAAAATGGCCATTCCAAAAGATGTTTGGTTGGTTCAAAAACGATTCCGGAATAGCGGGGCAGTCGCCATCCGAACTTGGTTTAATGATAGTAGATGGTATAAAAGCAATAGGATCAATGCTACTCGATGTAATAACATTCCCATTCAGAACCGCGTTTAATTTTATATCTGGTATATTTGGTGGAGACGGCGATCTTGGAACTTCTATTGTAGATGGTATCAAATCTTCATTTGGTGCTGCTTTTGATTTTATCACATCTGCATTCTCACTTGTTGTAGATAGCATCAAAAACGCAGCATCCGAAATATTTGGTTTCATTACATCTCCATTCAAGAAAGCACTTGATTTTGTTAAAAACATTCCATTTATTGGAAAATTGTTTGGTGGAAATGATATCGCCGCCGAATCCAAGCCTCAAATAGACAGCACCACGATGGAAACAGCTGGCGTCATAGAAGTAAAGAATCTAGATGCATTGAGAGAAGTTGTGCAGCAATTAACAGATGCTGTAGCAAATCTTGGAAAATCTGATAAAACAGAAACACTAACAGCCGGAACAAAAATTGACACATCTGCATTGGAAGCTAAACTTGACACATTGACTAATCTATTGGTCGGTGGAGCTGTAAGAGTATATTTGGATGGAAGTGATGTGAGTGCAGCCATGTCAGCAACTGGAAGATAATGATATTTATATAGAATATGCTAGAAGATACACCAATACCAAACGGATTTAGCCCAATACAAAGAACAACGGCTGATCAAAGAGTGGCTACATTTCAAGCCAACTCTAATTCTATATATAATAAATACACTCCGTTCACAACATATAGTTTTGGACCATCACAACCATTTGTATATACAAAAATAAGTGATTCTACATTCTCAAAGAACCTGACAAAATATGATAGTCAAGCATCTCCGATTGGTTCAACTGTAAGAGATTTGAAAAGAATTGGTCAATACTCAGTAACAGGAAATGGATTGTTGTATCTTGGTAAACAATTGTTGATGCAAAATACCAATGCTTTCAATGAAACAAGAATATACAATCCATTAAGTTTATTAAAAGCCACAGCAAGACCGGGTTCATTGGGATTGATTGATTATCCAAAACGCCATTTAGAAACAAGTGGAGGATTGTTAAACTTTTTCAAAGATGCTTTGTTGAGCACAATTGGATTTGAAACCAAGGATGCTGAAAAGCCAAGAATTCAAGGAACTGCAACCGGTGTTGGTGGTATAGCATATTCTACTTATGCAGGTTCAGTTGGTGGAGCAAGAGCAGGATTGTTGAGACTTGGAACCGCAAAATCTGCAATTTCAATATTTGAATCAAGATGGGTAACTAGCTCAAAAAAAGGTAACACAGATGGTGGATTTTTAGCAAAACTTGGAAGTGCATTAGTTAGCAAGTTGAAGTCAATGATTCCAAGTACAAATCCATTGGGAGCATTTGGAGGAAAAGAATCTGACACATGGCAATATAGACCAGAATACAAGACTGGGAACGACGGTGTATATTATGTATTTTTAGATGATAAATCGACCCTCCTAAAAACTCCGCAGAGCAGTATTTCTGTGTTTTACAACGACGAACCAACGATACAATTTGACGGATTTGTAAAAAATTATCATAAGTATTCACCGCAAAGACAGGAAAACCAAGATACACGTGTTTGGTATGCAAATGATGATAAAATTACAAATGAAGTCGTTGGTATAAAAGATACAAACGGAAATACAAATAATTTAGAAAATTTGCATAAAAGAATGATAGAATCTATAGATTCTTTCCAAGGTGAAAAAAATCAATTTAGAAGATCGGCGGAAAGATACAGCGAAGTTAAAGATTACAAAGGTGTATCTTATCCAACATATAAAGATATACCAGGAAAAGGAAGCACCAATGAGAAGTTTGAATCTCTGATGCAAAAAGCGGCAGGAATTATTACTCTTGATAATAGAATGTTTGCAAAAGTATCTGACTATGAAGCCAATTCTTTGGCAAATTCAAGTGATCAATATAATGAATATGATGTCATTGATGGAGAAAGAGGTGAAATTCCAGATGAATTAATTTTGGGCGATCAATCTAAAGATTTAATATTCTTCTATTTTTATGATTTGATCAACAAGATATATGTGCCATTCAGAGCAACTGTCACAGGACTGAGTGATCAACACAGTGCAGACTGGGAAACTATAGAATATATTGGTCGCGCAGATAAACTATTTTTATACAAAGGATTTAGCCGAGATGTGAACCTTTCATTCACTGTATATGCAAACAGTGCATTAGAAATGCTACCAATGTGGAACAGAATCAATTATTTAGTTGGATTCACAAAACCAAGTAAATATACCGGCAAAGCAACTGTGACAAATGAATCTGAGAATGTTAATACATCTGGTAAAGAAAGTCGTTTCATTTATCCACCAATGATAACATTTAGACTGGGTGATTTGTTTTATGATCAACCGGCGGTCATGCAATCGGTGAGTGTGACCATACCAGATGACACAAATTGGGAAACACTGCGTTCAAAAGATTATTCGTACATTGCCAGTCCAACAAAAACCATAATTATTGATGGTGTAAAGTCTCGCCAATTACCAATGAAAGTGGACGTGGGTGTGCAACTGAAACTGATGGAAAAACGACAAGCACTGGGCAGCGATGCTCACTACGGCAATGCATCATATAGTACAGATGGAAAAGAAACTGGAAGGTGGTTATTATGAACAGATATATATCAAACAAAAACAATGTGTTTAATCGTTATGACGGAAAGAGAGTGTATAGAACTACACGCTATCCAAAAATACCATATTATGCCAATGATATTTATGTAGTGGCTAATGAAACAGATTATTTAGACAGCATGGCTAGCAAATATTATGGAGACGCAACTTTGTGGTGGATTATTGCTCAAGCCAATGGCATCAAAGCCACACTCAAAGCACCGACGGGAACTCAAATAAGAATACCGCAAAACATTGATACAATCGTATCAAATTTTAGAAGAGAGAATTCAATATAAAGGTTATACATTATGGCAGAAGAAAATAAAAAAATATTTCCATGGGGGTTACATCCGTTGGATAATTGGATCAAAGATGAACTTGATAGAAGAACTCGCGAATATGGGTCCGATCCAGCAGGAAAACCATACAGCGGACCAAAGACCGCGTGGACAAGAGTATTTTCCAATGGAATATCTTCAATGGCCGACGAAGGACTTCAGGGTTTTGTGATGGGCGGAACCGAAGGATTTGACGAGAGTTATGGATTTTCACCGGACGGATATATAACCATCGGAGTTGATGCTTATGGAAAACCACATCAAATAGGAACTGCAACGGGGGAAGCTATTGTGAACGATAGATCCAAATTCTTTTCCGACTTTCCACATCGACCACCTCCAAGCATCGTTTCAATAGACACCGAATTTTCCGGTGGAGCAAACAGTGGATTTAATGCATTGTGTCGTAAAACAAAAATAACATGGAAATGTTATTCATTGTCACAACTTGAATATCTTACTCCGTATTTTCTTACACCTCGAATTACTTGTTTGGTAGAATGGGGATGGAACCATTATGATACAATTTCTTTGGTTGACTTGACAGACACGAAATGGTTGTATGGAATTTTTGAAGGAACACGCGAATATACATCAGAATGGATTGAAGTTTCCAACGGAAATTATGATTTGGCTATGGGATTTATAACAGATTATGGATATTCTATCAATGAATACGGCGGCTATACTTGTTTTACAACAATAACAAATGCAAATTATTTGGTTGAAGGGCAATCGTATCAAAACAAGCAAACATCCCAAACAGATCCAAAAGACAAAAAGAAAACTGTTCAATTAAAAGATTTCACCGAGTTCACTTTCAGTGGCGATATGCAAAATATGACTATACAGGATAAACCTGACAAAAAAACAGATGCTGCCAAAAAATTGAACATAAAAACTGAAGGTAGAGTGTTTAAGTATGAAAAAGACGCTTGGATGAGAATGGACTTAGTTGTTGACATAATAAACACGTTTTTTGAGACAAAATTTCTTGATAAAGACGGAATTGATACCAAAGTCGGCGCGTCAAAGTTTGATGTAAATAATATTCCAATATGCTCACACCCAGCACTAAAATCTACCAATAAGAACATTCTGATTCCAAATCAAATTGCCCCCAGGTTTGTGACTAAAGATACAAAGTCGCAACAAGGAAAGAGTCTTGCGACTGCACAGTCCGGTCAGTATTACACATTGTTTCCGGATATTAAAAATGTAATAGATAAATTTGACTTTGACGAATCATATGATGATATAAAGTCCATCATAAATAAATCCGGAAACTCTTTTCCGATATATGAAAAATATCCAAGTTTAGATGGAACCGGACCAACTTCTGGATATTGGGGATATCTACAAGACATATATGTTTCTGTAGATTTTTTTAAATCACTTGTTAAGAAAAATGAAACTATACTAAAACTGGTAGAAGAATTGTTACAGCATATATCCGAAGCAATGTGCAATATTTGCCAATTGCAATGCAGACCCGTTGAAAGAAATGGAACGGTGTACACGGTTGTAGATTCCAATTTTACCCCAATCAACACGGTAAAAGATGCCAAAAGTTTGTTAACAATATCAATTGGATCGGTAAATTCAGCGTTCATGAAAACCGCAGAATTTTCCGTGAAATTGAGCGGAGAAATGTCCAATCAAATGGTAATGCAAAGTGCAAGTGGAAAAGACCTACCCGAAGGATATGGAACTGCAAATTATGATGCAAAGACAATGGAAATAAGTAAGTTCTCTCGCGGAGACAGATTGTTTGATAGAGGAGTCATTCCGCCAGACAAAACAACCCCGTCAAATAACACCAATGAAAACAGTCAAACCAAACTTAAACGGATGTTCAAATCTGAAAACAAGAAGGAATTTTATGTTTATACAGCTCCGGACAAAAAAACAGTTCATATTTTGGCTGAAAATGGATCAAGTTTCTTGAAAGCCGTTTTGTTGAATACAAAAGACAAACGAGCGGTTTATACCAACAATGGATTGATGCCAGGTACCAATTTCACTATGGAATTATTAGGTATTGGTGGAATCACGGCACTTTCTCAATTTACACTTGACCATGTACCAAGTTCATATAATTATGAAAGATGTGTGTGGCAAGTTTCGGATGTGAAACAGAAAGTTGAAAATAAAATATGGACCACGTCCGTCACTGCACAAGCAAGACCACTAACATCAATTGAATAATATATGAAATACAATGATGACATAACATTGCAATATGGCAAATTTAGTGAAATATCCACAGGGGAATCTCCATTGCCATTTAAGCCAACACCATCTTCAAAAAATTACACAAACGGAAATTTCACCAGAGCATTTGCAAAGAAAATAAACGATGATATTCTTATTGAAATAAAAAGTGAACAAGCAAACAAAATAAATCAAAATTTATATAAAGTGATATATATAAATTGGGTGATTATTGGACCAAGAGAAAATCGCAGCATCAATGGTGTGATTGATCCGGGCGTTTCTGACTTGAATAGATTTGAAATTGAAAGAGTACAAAAAGAAGCTGGCGTTGATTTAAAAAAAGTATTGCATAACCTTTTGGAATATTGGCAGGGTCATTGATATCTGTTTGACAAAAGCACAAATTTCATTCAACGTGAATATGTGCAAATTGTAGAAACAGATTTTGAATTGCAACTATTGTTGTCTCATATCACATCAGATATTATGGTGATAGATGCAGTATGCATGGACGCAGAAAAGCACAGTTTAAATAATGAAGTCAGTATTTTGTTCTTTTACTTTTTTGCATCAAAATCATATTGGTGTGCGCCAATCAAACACAATGAAAGTTTGATGTTGTCACATTGTTTGTCTAAAATAAAAGAAGCACTTAAAATCAGTATTCGCGACAAGTTTGTGATAAACAAAAAGAATATAGTTCAGTTGTTGGGTGAAGATTATGATTTTGTGGATGTGAATTTGATAAAGTATTTGAGTGAAGGTAAAATTGATGATGTTGATTATAGCACAAACGCACATAAGTTTGTTGAAAATAATTTCAGAAATATACCAGATGTAAACATGTGTGTGCCATTGCTAAAGCATGCTCGCGCATTCATGGAAAAAATAAAAGGTATTGATGAACTAGACACAAGTATTATAAAAGAAGATGGATTTAAGTTTGTAAACAATACCACCACAAACTGTTTTGCAGAACTTGAAGCCAATGGCATGTGTGTAAATGAAGATTTTACTGAAGAATTTGGCAACGAACAAACCAAGCATGTTAAAAATAATCTGGTATATACGCAGTATAACCTACTAACTTCAACGGGCAGACCAAGCAATAGATTTGCAAGTGTAAATTATGCTGCTTTGAACAAAACAGACAATAGCAGAACATGTTTTGTGAGTAGACATAGCGACGATGGTATGCTTGTTATGATGGATTATAATGCTTTTCATCCTCGTCTTATTGCTCATTTGGTCAACTTTCATATGGAAAAGAATGAAAATCCATATGCTTATCTATCCAAGTATTATTTTAACAAGAAAGATGCCAATGAAGAAGATATTGCAGTAGCCAAAGCATACACCTTTCCACAGATTTATGGAGGGTTTGACAAGAAATGGCTACACATACCATACTTTGCCAAGATTCAAGAATATATTGACCATAGATGGAAGTTCTATACCAAGAATGGATATATTGAAACTCCCAAATATAAAAGAAAAATCAAGACATGCCATATTCCAGACGCCAATCCAAGCAAATTGTTTAATTATATATTACAAGCGTTTGAAACTGAGATGGCAGTGGGTGTTTTAGGTGATCTATTAGAGTACCTAAAACACAAAAAAAGCAAGCCTGTGTTGTATACATATGACAGCATATTGTTTGATATGCACAAAGATGATAAGATGGATACTATAAAAAGATTAAAAAGCATCATGGAACGCGACAAGTTTCCGGTTAAAGTATATATTGGTAAAAATTACAAAGATATGAAGCATATTGATCTTGCTTGATATTTATAATATAGTTGTATATATATCATAGACGGTTTTGTGGTATATATGAATATTTATATATTATGGAAAATCCAAAGATCATAAACGACATTTTAAATGAATGGGCAATGCGTTCGCATGATGGATTGGTGTCTGGACATGATACATTAGAAAACATGATAGTATTAAATGAAATATTGTCCGAATATGGATTGGAACAGAATCAAGTTGATGGAACGATAGGCGATATGTTTGGTGAGGCAAAAAAGACAGTCAATACTGGCGAAGACTATGAATATCTATTCAAAGTATCCGATCCAAACAAAAAAGATAAGGCACCGACGTTGATATCAATAGGACACCCAGATCAAGAAAAATATCCAGATTATCCAAAATCACAGAAATACAATGGCCCGCACGATCTTAAACCTGAACAATACAGAGTAGCAAACGATCAGAATATCAATAATGCTATTGCGGCATCAGAAAAAGATCCAGTGTTCCAGAAATTAAGAAATGTTAAAAAAGTGTCACTGGCAAATGTTAGGAAGTTGAAGGAAATATTTGAAACATTTGAAAATAAATCGTTGATAAATAAATACCGCAGAATGTATGACACGATACCAACAATTGAAGAAGCACTTGATATATACAGAGGAAAAAAATACCCAGAGTTTCAGCAATTGATCAATAAGATAGACGACAATAAGTTTGCGGGTGCTGGTCGAGGTGAAATGCCGATTGTATTTTTGCTACAAGGAGCATCGTCCGGTGGAAACAGAAAAATGGATATCATCTTTGCTGAATTTGGAGACAAGGAGGGTGGTGTAGAAGTCAAAGAAGTTTCCGGTGGAACGATTGCAATCAGTGCACCTACACTCGACAAATTCTCGAATTCAAAATTCAATATAGCTATCCATGAACTTGCATTGGCGGCGAACAAGGAACCAAAGATGAAAGATTTTATGCTCAAGATTTTAAAGGATGTTGGTGTAAACAACGGAGGATTGTATCCCAACGTTGGTGAAAATCCAAATCTGGACAAACATGAAACCGCAATCAATGCATTTTTTGAAGACCCAAAAGTTGGCGAAATTTCACAATTTCTATTGGATTCAATTTTTATAATATCCGAGAAGATACTACGTCAAAGAGAGAATCCGGACAACAAAGAAAAAGAGTCAATTGGATCTGTAGAGATTGACATCGGAAACAAGCATCGTGAATTTAAAGTACCAGACGATAAAGTGCCTGAATTAAATGCGGCAATAGATTCTGCCCAAGGAGAAAAAACCACGTTGAATGTACCAATATCTCCCAAAGATGAAGAAGGTGATGAAGTGATTGCAGAAAGAGCAATGAAGTTATCTTTCTTTAGAGAAAATTGGGATCAAGCTCGCGTTCAAAACGAAATTATGAAGTTGATCGTTGACAAGTATACCAAGATGATAATCATCGACAAACGTAAGAAGCAAAACAATGCATATCTCTACGACAAAGCACAGATAAGAACTTTGGAATTTATTGCGCTTGGTTTTGGGAAACTATTCATGTATGTTCCTGGTATGGGCAGAAGCAAGGCACAGGCTTCGGGAGATGTTGGTGCAACCGCAACCGCAACCGCAACCGCAACCGCAACCCCAACCGCAACTTCATAAAAAATAAAGACAATGAATAATTTTATAAATAATATAATAACAGAAGCATCGTTGGATTATAGAATTCAAAATGGAATGGTAAACTTGAAAAACACAGAACATATTCAAGTAGTTGCCGAGGCGATGTATGATGCTTGTGGAAATGAACAAGCGGTGAATGAGTTTGTTGAAAAATTCATGGATGAAGGTAAGTATCCAGAACGTCAGGCATATAACAAAGATGGTTGGCTTGTAACATTTCCATCGGCTGAGTATAAACAAAAAGCAATCAAGAAAGGTACTCATTATGGGTCCGATCCAACTCACGGCAAAGGTGGAATGCATTTGTATTATAAGAAACGCGGTAAGCAAAAGAGACAAACACAACAAGCCGTTTCATCGACCGACTCAACACAACAATCCGCAGTAAGTCCTAAACAAGCTAATAGAACACCGGAACAAAAACCGGCTACTGCTACACCAACAAGCGTCGGTGATAATGATGCTTCTGCGCGTGCTTCTAGACTGGCAAAGATTTCTGGGGCAACCAACAAACAAAGTACAGATGCATCAACAACACAAACGGATGTTTCGGTTGATACAAAAACAGCAACCCAGAACGGAAATAAAAAACCGGATTCAGATGCAACGGGGCAGTCGTCGTTAGAACCCACAATGGCGACACAACCATCGCCTATCGCCGTGCCTGCGCCAAATTATGTATCCGTGTCTGTTAAATTTGCCAACAGCAAAGGCTGGAAAGAAGTGCCATATGGTGAATGGCATGATGCCATGGGCAACACATCTGCAATAGTTGCATTATCTGGTGAAGTTGTGCCAGTCAAGAGTGTTGAACGCGATGAATTAAAACTTATTGCGGACAAGAACAAGACATGATATATGCCAGAATATAATGCACAGCTGTTGTGTACGTTTGCAAAATATCAAACTTACGAAAATGAAATAACTGTATTAAGCAGCTATTATCAAATCGTAGACAATAAAGTGTATGTATTACAAAGTGGAGACAATATTGATGATATATTTTTGACTTATAATGTAGTAAAGAATGGCAGTGAGTTTTATCCACACACCATGAGTGTGCATCGTAAAAAAGAATATAACATTATTTACAGTATCAATGCTTTGAATGAGTTGATTAAACTTGAGAATAATGGGGTAATGTCATCTTCGCATCAAATATCTTGGAACAATTATCGTAGCTGTTTTATCACATCGCGTGACGGAAAAGTCAAAATCACGCCAACAAAATTAGTCAAAATTGTTAAAATATAATTACTAAATTTTCTAGGTATTTAACCTATGAATTTATACTTATATTTGAATTAACAAATGACTAATTAACGATTAAAAAATGAGCATATTGCTTATTATAGATTGACCATTGTCATTTGTTGATGCATTGTATCAACCTTGACCTAGTTGATGCATTTCAAATTGGTCAAACAAGATTAAACATTAACAAATAAAAAATTATGGCATTGGACCTATCAAAAATTAAATCGCGTCTTGATTCTCTCAAGAGCAACACAACAAAATCCACTTCATTGTGGAAACCGCAAGGTAAACAAACGATCCGT